TGCAGAAGACGTGGGAGACGCAATGGCGAAGGAGTAATAACCAAACTCCGAAATGGTAAAATTCACAGGATGACCACCAACGGTTGCTTTTGTTTCCACAGGCAACCAATCACGAACATTGAAACGATACATCGTGATGTTGTAGATGGAGGCGAGAGCTGCAGTAGTTGCAGCAATCCGAACATTATCGCCAAAATTGCAAATATAACCATAATTGGGGTCTGAAGGGCCAAGACGACCGGGGTACATAACTGGACCGTGAACACCACTGAGATTAGCCGTCAAAGGAACATTAAAATAAGACGGCGCTCCTGAAGAAGAGACTTTTACCTCAGCTGACCCGGTGTAGTCTGTAGGACCTTCACCGTAGTAATCAACGGCTGAGTAGGCCTCAAGCTGATATCTCAACGCACTCTTAAAGAGAAAGCACTGGCTAGTTTTGCCAGGCGTCATGCTAAAAGAGGTGTCGAAACGATTGAACAGCGAGGCCACTCCAGTAGGTCTCGACCCAAACTCCTCACCTATACGAACATTCTTTCCTACTCCAGGCATCACTATCGTGTTGAAAACGTCAAGCACATCTTTAGCTCCAGGCCCTGCTTCACGAACAAGAGCCTTGCGTGCTCGAATTAGATTGACATCGTCATGAGTGCTAACACGAGGGTATGCCTTTCTTGGAGGCTTCTCTGCCTTCTTTTCTGCCTTTACGACTGCTTTTTCAATGACTTTAGCAGTCTCTTTCACATTGAGCTTCTTCTTTCGATTTCGTCGGACGCGAACAGAGGCACGGGGCTCCGACTTATCCATTTCTCTTTTTCCAGGCGTTGCGCTTTACTTAAATCCTGGAAAAAGACGACAACTAACTATTGAAGTGTCGTATACAACAAGCTTAGCTCGAAATCAGTTTTGATTCCGTCTAAAGCTGGTTGATAGAACTCTGATCCAGGCAAAAGTTGCGTGCGCAACCAGCTCTGGTAAGCTCTAAGAAGAAGTAGGGCATTGTTGTCGGTGAACATCTCCATTAAAATGCCATTTAACCGAACTAAGGCATAAGAGGGGTCATTTGGATGCTTTGAATACTTAAGAGAAGCAAACATTTTGGCAAATGGGAACCTAGGCACACACACTCCTCTTAAAGTGGTGTCAAAACGGCGACTAAGGTAAGAGGCTTCATTCCAAGTGGTCCAACCGTCATTAGCAACAACATAATTCATTCCAATTTCACGTTGAAACAAACAAGCAATGGCATCGGGAGTAAAGAACTC